AAGACGGAACTCATGGACGCCGCACAGGCCACAGGCCGCGACATCGAGGCGTTCGTGCTTTCGTGGATGGAAGAGACGAGGAATCTCCTGCTGGAGTGCCACCGCTCCGGCAGGCCGTATGAGGAGGCGACGAAGACATGGACGGATCGTGCGAACTTGAGCGACGCCTGATCGGCGAAGTGCCTGGTCTGGTTGTCAAGCAGGACGACAATGGCCGCACGGTCATTCGCGGCTATGCAGCCGTCTTTGAATCCGAGTCGCAGGACTTGGGTGGCTTTGTCGAGATCGTGGAACGCGGCGCCTTCGACGACGTCATGCGGTCGAACCCCGACGTCTTCGGCAAATACAACCACGAGCGCGTCATCGGCCGCACCACCAGCGGCACGATGCGGCTGATGGTCGACGAGCGCGGGCTGCGGTACGAGATCGACCCGCCGCGGTCGGCTGCGGACGTCGTCGAATTGATCGAACGTGGCGATGTTCGCGGATCAAGCTTCGCGTTCCGTTCGCGCCCCGCGGACGAGTCGTGGACGCGCGACGCCAACGGCCGAATGATCCGCCGGATCAAGAAGTTTTCGTTCCTCGGCGACGCTGGCCCGGTGGACACGCCGGCCTACCTCGCAACGGAAACCTACGTCAGCAAGCGGGCGATGGAGATGGCGCTCGCCGAGAACACCAAGGCCGAGGAGCCTGCCGATGAGCAGCGAGCGGATAGCCCTGTGGTCGAAGATTCTGTGGAGACTGCTGCGGAAAACCGGGCGGCTCCGGTGATGTACTCGCCAGGAGACTTCGTCGCCTGGGATGGCGGCGTTGGCCGCATCGAGCACATCATGGAAGAGGGCAAGTTGGGCGAGTATTCCGCAGAGCCGATCGAAGCCACCGCCGACGACCCCGCCGTGCTCATCAAGAAGTACGAGCACGGCGACGGCTACTGGGAGGAGTCAGACGAGTACGTCGCAAAGAAGATGAGCGAACTCGTCTCCGCAAGTGGCATCATGGGCGAAGTGCCGGCGTTCATCGACGATATGCCTGACGAGCGGGCCGTGTCGCTGAAGCCTACGGCCGGCATGGCGGCGGCTGCGAAGCGCGGCCTTCGTCTCCACGAGGAAGGCAAGAGCGGCGACGGCCTGAAGCCGGAGACTGTCGCCCGCGCTAACCGCCTCGCCCGCCGCGAGGAGATGAATCCAGACTGGGTTCGCGAGATGAATGCGTGGTTCGCGCGGCACGAGTCGGCAAGCAAGTCGCCGGGGTGGGACGCGCCTGGGAAGGAGAAGCCCGGCTTTGTTGCGTGGCTCCTTTGGGGCGGAACGCCTGCCAAGAACTGGGCGTCGCGCAAGGTCAAGCAGATGCAAGCGTCCGATAGAAGCATCGACTACGTCGGCAAGGCGGCGGCGCTGAAGAGCGCGCTGCTGTCGACTCACTTGCACGGCAAGTAGTCCGTACCCTACAAATCAAGATATACGCCCTGCGAAGGATTTCGCAGGGAGCAGTGCGAGCGACTTGAGGATTCAATTCGCGGCGCGCTTGCGGGCAAACCACCCGCCGGCCGCCGCATCACCGCGATTGGCCGGCTTCACAAGGAGCAGGCCAATCATGGCGAGCAACCTCAAGCGTCTTCAGGACCGTGCCGCGGCGATCGCCGCGCGGATGACCGAACTGGCCGATGTGGCCGAGCGTTCGGAGGATCAGACCGCGGAACTCCGTCGGCTTTCCGACGAGGCCGACAAGGTCAAGTCCGACCTGGAGTTCGAGGGGACGCTCGCCAAGAAGGAGCAGGAACTCCGCGCCGTCGTCGAGGCTGCGGCCCCGGCGGCCCCCGCCGCCCCCGTGGCTGCCGAGCAGCCCAAGAAGGTCGAGATTCGGGCGATCAACCCGCATCACACGACCCTACGGGCCTTCAACGACGGCCCCGACGCCGTCGAGAGCGCCTACCGCTGCGGCCGGTGGTTGCGGGCGCATGTCTTCAAGAACGCGGACGACCTCCGGTGGTGCCGTGACCACGGCGTCGAGGCCCGCGCCCTCAACGAGGGCAGCAACTCGGCTGGCGGCAGCCTGGTGCCGGAGGAGTTCGCCGCTCGCGTCATCCGCCTCGTCGAAACCTACGGGACGTACCCCGGCGCAGTCGAGAATGTGTCGATGAGCCGCGACACGATGGTGATCCCGAAGCGGCTGTCCGGCACGACCGCCTACTTTGTGGGCGAAGGCTCGAGCGTGACGGAGAGCGAGCCGACCTACGGCAACGTGTCGCTCGTCGCCAAGAAGCTGGCCGTCGGCTGCCGGATGAGCACCGAGGTCGTCGAGGACGCCCTGGTGTCGCTGGCTGACGCCGTCGCCACCGAGTTCAGCACCTCGCTGGCCTTCCGCATCGACCAGTGCGGCTGGATCGGCGACGGCACCAGCACCTACGGCGGCATCAACGGCGTCGTGAACAAGATCAACGACGGCACGCACACCGCATCGGTGGTGTCGGCGATCTCCGGCAACACGGGCTTCGAGACGCTGGACATCGAGGACTTCCTGGCCGTGATGGGCAAGTTGCCCCTCTACGCCCGCCAGGGGGCGGCCTGGTACGTCTCGCCGGCCGGCTACGCGGCGAGCATCGCCCGCCTGAAGTACGCCGCCGGTGGCAACACCGTCGACAACCTCGGGGCGAGCGCCGGCGAGTCTTTCCTGGGCTACCCCGTGCGGATGGTGCATGTGATGAACAGCACCCTCGGCGTGGACTCCAACAAGGTCAAGGTGCTCTTCGGCAACCTGTCCCTCGCCTGCATCTACGCCCGGCGTCGTGACTTCTCGGTGCGGCTGTTCGATCAGGTCTACGCGACCACCGACCAGCTCCTGCTCCAGGGAACGATGCGGTTCGATTCCGTCGCGCACACCCTCGGCACGACCTCGGAGGTCGGGCCGGTGATCGCCCTCAAGACCGCCTGATAACAGGAGCACCTGAAACATGATCCATTCCCAGAACCACAAGGTCGTCGCGAACGTCGAGGCGGCAGCCATCGGCGCGACCGCGACCGCCACGCTGACGATCGACACCCTCGGGTACGATCACGCCAGCGTGACCGTCATGCGTGCCAGCAACGCGAGCACGGTGTTTGCCAACGCCGTCAAGGTCGAGGAGTCCGACGACAACTCGTCCTACTCGAACGTCACGGCCCTGGTTGGCGGCGGCACGGGTGGCTTTAGCATCCCCGCCGTCTCGAGCACCTCGCTGACGTCCGTCCTCAAGATGGACATCGACACGAAGGCCAAGAAGCGCTACCTGAAGGTGTCCTACACCCCCGGCGTCACGGCGAACGTGGCGATCGTGGCGCGTCTCGGCCGCGGTGAAGAGTCCCCCATCGCCAACTCCGACGCCGGCGTCATCGGCCGGGTCACTGGCTAGTCCCGTACAAGCGGGACGGCCATGACGGCCGACAAAGGCGCAAGGATGCGCGCCCGCTCCTCACAAGGAGCGAACCATGCTGCTGCGAATCGGTAATTGTGAAGCCGAGGTGAAGGTTGCCGCTCTGATGAGCGTGCCTCGCCTCGGCTTCACTGATAATTTCTTCTGCATTTCGCAGGCGCTGGCGCCGCACGGCATCTCGCCGATCAAGCACACGGGCGTCTTCTGGGGGCAGTGCGTCCAGCGGTGCCTTGAGCAAGTCATCGATTCGCACGACGTCGTGCTGACGATCGACTATGACACAATCTTCACGGCGAAGACGGTCGAAGCGCTCCTGGCCCTAATGATGCACTCGGGATGCGACGCGATCGCTCCGCTCCAGACGAAGCGGGAGGCGAACGCCGTGATGTTCGCTCTGCCAGGCATGACGCCGGAGGACAAGACGGTCGTCGAGAACGACTGGTTCTCGAAGCCCGTGCAGTTGGTCGAGACGGCCCACTTCGGATGCACGTTCATTCGGACTGCGGCCATCAAGAAGATGGCGAAGCCGTGGTTTCTGGCCGAAGCGAACGCCGAGGGGTCGTTTACCGGCGGCCACATCGACGAGGACATCTACTTCTGGAAGAAGTTCCACGCCGCAGGGAACACGCTGGGGGTCGCCACGAACGTCAGCGTCGGCCACGCCGAACTGATGATCACATGGCCGTCCAGGGCCGCTGAAGGCGGCAAGATTCAGCAGCACACGACGGAGTTCTGGAACAGCGGCCGCAATCCGCCCGAGGGCGCGTGGGGGTTCATCAAGTGAAGATCCGCATCCTGAAGCCGTTCGCCGGCTACCGCGTCGGGCAGGAGTTCGACTGGGGCGACGGCGCCGCTCGCATCTACATCGCCCGCGGCCTGGCCGAGCAGATCGACGAGCAGCGGCTTGAAGCGGCGGCCGTCGAGGAGCGGAGCGAGCGGGCCACGATGCCGCAGCCGGCCAGGAGGAAGGTCAAATGACCGTCAGCATCACCTACGGCTCGCCCGAGTACCCCGCGTCCGGCATCACGCCATACCGCAGCCTCATCAAATACACCGCCCCCGCTGTGTACCCGGTGACGCTCGCGGAGGCGAAGACACAGTGTCGCGTCGACACCTCCGACGAGGACACCTATATCACGAGCCTGATCGGGATGGCGACGGAGTACGTCGAGAACGTGCTGGACGTCAGCCTCATCTCCCAGACGCTCGAGGCCCGCTACGACTGCTTTCCGCTGTGGGAGATCATCCTCCCCCGCCCGCCGATGGCGAGCGGGACGGTGACGGTGATCTACCGCGACGAAGCCGGCGCCACCCAGACGATCACCTCGGCCGCCGGGGCGTTCCAGACCGACCACTACGCCACGCCGGGCCGCATCTACCCACTCTACGAGGGCGTCTGGCCGGCGGTGCGTGGAGACGAGAACAGCGTCGTTGTCCGCTGGCCGGCGGGCTACGGGGCCAGCGGCTCGAGCGTGCCGAGCACCGTCAAGGGTCTGATTCTTCTCCTGGTGGCTCACTGGTTCGAGATGCGGCAGCCTGTCGTGGCTGGATTCAGCCAGGTGCTGCCAGTCCCGACGACGTTCGACACGCTGATGGCAGCGTCCGGCTGGGGCGGATACCGATGAGCCTCCAGGCCCAGGTTCAGGCCAAAATCGTCGCCCGCTCGACTTCGACAGGCGGGCTGACGACGTCGATCGTCGACCACCCGTTGACGTTCTTCTTCGACGTCGGCGACTGCACCAAGGTCTGGAGCGACCGAAGGTCATTCGTGGCCGGGTATGACGAGGTCGACTTCGCGACCATCGGCCTCTCTGCCGTAAAGCTCGTCTGCCTGAAGAATCTGTCGAAGACCAGCCAGATCGCCCTTTCGGCTGGGTGGACGGGGAGCCAGTTCAGCGTCTTCCGGCAGGACGTCACCTCGTGGAACTTCTCGCCGATGATCAACCTCGGCTCGCTGACGCTCCGCGGCTATCCGATCCGCGAGGGCGGCGCGTTTTTGCTCTCCTGCCCGAACTCGAGCGGGTTCGCCACGACCGTCGGAGGCAGCATCCTCCGCGTCGGCGGAGCGACGGGCCAGGAATACGAAATCTACGTCATGGGGACTTGACCGATGGCACTCAACGCACAGATCAACCTGTCGATCGTCGCCCACGAGACGTCCAGCGGCGACCTGTCGCGGACGCTGCGGGCCACGCCGGCTAACTACGCCATGTCGCTGACTGATGGCACAGGAGCCAACCAGGCGCAGGTGGTGTGGAGTGCGTCGCGGTCGGGGGCGACCACGACGACCACCGACTTTGACTTGTCGGCGATCGCGGACGCACGCGATGGGGCGGCCGTCTCGGTCGCGTTCACCGCCGTGAAGTTTCTCTACATCAGAAACGCCAGCGCCACGAACCCGCTCTGGGTCGGCACGAATGCAGCGATCCCTGTCGGATCGTTTGCGACCAACCACTGGGCCGGGACTCCGATTAGCAGGGCGTCATCCGCCGCCGCCCCGCTCGTCGTGCCACAGGGCGGAATCGTCGCCATCTCTATGCCGACAGAATCAGGAGTTGCCGTCTCGGGAACGAGCAAAATCCTGCGAATCACCGGGATCGTCGACCATGCCTACGAAATCGTCATCATCGGCGAAGGCACGGTCACATGATCATCGGGGCCATGCGTGAGCGGGTCGCGATCAAGGCCCAGACGGAGGTGCGAAAGACCTCCGGCGAGACGGTCATGGACTGGGACACCACCGTCGCGACGGTGTGGGCCAGCGTCAACGGCCTCTCCAGCCGTGACATCCTCCAGGCCCAGCAGGCGAACGTCATCGCGACCCACCGCATCCGCATCCGCTACCGCGCCGACGTCGCGCATACCAACCGCCTCGTCTGGCGGGGACGTACTATGGAAATTGCGGCGGTCGTCGAGCGTGACAACCGCACGGCCCTGGAAATCCTGGCCCGCGAGGTGCAGTGATGGCGGTCCTAATCGACGCAACGCAGCCGCGCGACTTTGGCGGGCAGTCTGCTAGGCAGATAGTAGAAGGGTTCGTCAGCATCCAGACGGCCGGCGCCCGCGAGGTCGCCAAGGAACTGGAGTTGATGGCCCTGCGGGCGCAGCGCGACCCAGGCCAGCTTCGCGCCAAGGCCGTCAAGAAGGCGTCGGAGATCATCAAGAAGGGCTACAAGGCCAAGATCAACAACGTCACCGACAACCTCAATAAGTCGATCAGGACGGAAACCAGGCAGTACGAGGGCGCGACGGTCGCCGTCACCGGCCCACGAGTCACCGGCCCGGTCGGAGCCGACCCTGAACTAGGGAGCGGGAATCATGCCTGGCTGGTGGAGTTCGGGACCGGCGCAAGAAAGCCCGGCACGCAGGGCCGACGCACCTATGTCAACGTCCACCAGATGATCAACGGGAAGATGAAGCGGGCAGGGACGTTCAACAACGAGCAGTTCGCCAGCATGGGCCGCGGCTACTACTTCCTCATGGGGTCGAAGAAGGAGCGGACGCGGCAGGCGAAGATGGGCAGCGGCTACCCGCACGACTTCGGGTCAGACGCGCCGGGTGAGATGCACCCGATCACGCTGAAGCCAGGCAAGACGATCAAGGCGATGCCGGCCAAGCACCTGATGGAAAAGACCATCTCCGAGAACTCCTCGGCCGTCCTGGCGTCCCTCATCGA